CATTTGGAGAAGGACATGAGGCAGGACAAACGCGGGACAGGACATCCCACCCCCTCAGGGGGGCGGGACATCCCATCCCGCTTCCACCGAGGTTCGCGGGGGTCAAAGCCAGTCGCGCCGGAGGGCGCGATGAATTGGACCCACATCGCGGCTTCGAACATGCTCGAAGACCACGCCGCCGGGCTCTACGTCGACCCGCGCAAGTTGGAGGCGGCTCGCAAGCTGCTCGGGCGATGAGATCCGCGATCGCCGCCCGCGTCCTGTCCGCAGCGCATGCGGACCTCGATCACGCAGACCCGCTGCGCCGCGAGTGGGCGAGGTTCATGGTCGACGCGAACAGCCTCACCAAGCCACCCAGAACCGCGCCTGCGCGCGTTTTGCCATCGGAGGAAGACATGCCCACCATCCGCGAGATCCTGCACGCCAGGGACGAGGTCTACGACCCGCAGCCGGCCGTGCCGGACGATGCCGCCTACGAGGCCATGATCCGCAGCGCCTGGCGCGTGCCGGGCAGCGTTGCCGCCGACGGGCAGGCGACGTTCTTCGACCCAGCCGAGCCGATCCACACGGAGCCGGCGGACCTTGACGACGCGAAGCGATCGACCGAGGCCGGCGCCGGTTTCGTCGTGGCGGTCGCGGTCGCAGCGCTGGCCGTCTGCTCTGGGCTCTACCTGGCCGGCCGGATGGGCGCGCTGTGATCGCGTTCACCGTCCCCGGTCAGCCCATCGGCAAGGGCCGCCCGCGCATCGGCAAGGTGGGCCAGCACGCGCGCATGTTCACGCCGGCGAAGACCGTCAACTACGAGGGCTTGATCGCGCACGCCGCCCAGGCGGCAATGCACGGGGCCCCGCTGGTCGAAGGGCCGGTCTCGGTGGCCCTGTCGATCGACTGCCAGATCCCCGCGAGTTGGTCTGGCAAGAAGCAGCGTATGGCGCTGGCCGGCGAGGTGATGCCGACCACCAAGCCGGACGCCGACAACGTGGTGAAGGCGATCTTCGACGGCCTGAATGGCGTGCTGTGGCGCGACGATGTCCAGGTGGTCGACCTTCGAGTCCGCAAGCGCTATGCATCGACGCCGTGCGTGCGCGTCGAGGTCGCACCGCTTGTCGAGGCGTCGCAGCAGCTCGGGATCGCAGCATGACCAGCGACGAAACCACCCGCCAGGCGCCCGACGTGCCTTTCCGCCATCGCGGTCTCGGCATGGCGATGCGCTTCCGCTGCGGCTCCTGCAGCAACCCGAGCGACACCGAAGGCCGAGGCCTGCGCCACATCGCCGGGCTGCGCACGTACGTCTGCAAGCGCTGCAAGGATCGAATCGACGCGAGGCGCAAGCCATGACCTGCGACGCCTGTGACCGCGCTCGCGAGAACCCGAACTCGGGCCGCTACCACGCGAACTGCGACGACTGCGCAGCTCGAGCCCTGTCGCGCTCGCCGGACTTCGCCGAGGCCGCGCGCCAGGGCAACATGACTCCGCGGTATCGCATGGCGCTCGCGGCGTTCTTCCCGAAGTACGAGCAGCAGGGGCACGAACTCGTGAAGGGATGGGCCAAGCGATGAGCACCAACACAGTGCCGAAAAGTGCTGCGCGCAAGCCTCCAGGCGGGTCGCGCAAGGGCAAGCCGAACAAGGTCACGAAGGAACTGAAGGACATGATCCTCGGCGCCCTGAGCGACGCTGGCGGGCAGAAGTACCTCGAACAGCAGGCGAAGCTGAACCCGGCGGCGTTCATGACCCTGATCGGCAAGGTGCTTCCGCTGCAGGTAACTGGGAAGGACGGCGGGGCGATCAAGACAGAGTCGAAGTCGTTGATCGCGCTCACGGCCGAGGAAGCCTACAAGCGGATGCTCGGCGGTGGCTGACTGGGCTCCGGACTACGACGCGATCTACCGCGACAGGACGGCGCGGCTAGAGCGCATCCGGGCCGACGCATCCATCCTGCCGGGGCTGAAGGAGTTCTACAGGGACAACCCGGTCGCGTTCATCACCGACTGGGGCATGACCTTCGACCCGCGGAATGCGGAGATCGGCCTGCCGCCGACGATGCCATTTGTCCTGTTCCCGAAGCAAGCCGACTTCATCGCCTGGCTGCGCGACCTTTGGCTGGCCCGCGAGGATGGGCTTGCGGAGAAGTCGCGCGACATGGGCGTGTCGTGGCTCTGCGTTGCCTTCGCGGTCTGGATGTGGCTGTTTCACCCCGGGACCGTCGCCGGCTTCGGCAGTCGCAAAGAGGAGTACGTCGACGACCTGAACGACCCGAAGTCGCTTTTCTGGAAGGCCCGCCGCTTCATCACGCTCTTGCCGGCCGAGTTCATCCCGGCAGGGTTCGACGTGAAGAAGCATGCGCCGTTCATGGTCATCACGAACCCCGAGAACGGGTCGGCCATCGTCGGAGAGGCTGGCGACAACATCGGCCGCGGCAACCGGACATCGATCTACTTCAAGGACGAAAGCGCCTACTACGACCGCGCCGAGTCGATCGACGCCGCCTTGTCGCAGACCTCGAACTGCAAGATCGACGTGAGCACGCCGAACGGGAACGGGAACCCGTTCTATCGCAAGCGCCACAGCGGGAAAGTGAAGGTCTTCACGTTCCACTGGCGCGACGACCCGCGCAAGGGACCGGACTGGTACTCCAAGCAGCAGAACGACCTCGACCCCGTCGTCCTCGCTCAAGAGGTGGACATAGACTACAACGCCAGTACCGCGGATTCGTGGGTCAGCGGCGCGCTCGTCGAAGCGGCGCAGAGGCTCGGGCCGGCGGATGTCGAGGCGAATGGGCCGTGGATCGTTTCCGTCGACGCCGCGCACATGGGCGACGACGAAAGCGTGATCAGCCGGCGCCGCGGGTTGCTGACGCTGCCGCTCATCACGCACAAGAAGCTGGACGGCCCGGCGCTGGCCGGCGCGACGGAAGAAGCGTGCCGCGACCTGGTCGACGCGGGCGGGTTCATCGGGATGATCTCGATCGAGCTGGACGGACCGGGCGTCAGCGCGTACGACACGCTCAAGCGCGGCCCTTATGCCGCTGTCGTCGTCGGCTTGCACACCGGCGCGACGCTGAAGGACGACCGGAACTACAACGTCAAGGCCAGGCTGTGGCGCGCGGCGAACGATTACCTGAAGGCGGGCGGGTGCTGCATGCCGCGCGACCCCGAGCTGAAATCGCAGCTGTCGTCGTACCGCTACGGCTACCGGGACGGCGTGCTGCTGATGGAGGCGAAGAAGGACTACAAGAAGCGCCTGGGCCGCTCTCCTGACCGAGCCGACGCGTGGATCCTCGGGTTCGCGCCGATACCGGTCAGGCGGCAAGCCGAGGCCGAACTGATCCCGATGGTTTCCCCGTTCGCCCGGCGCTAAACTTGCGCCACTCCGGTCGGCATTGCCCGGCCCGCTGAGTAGTCGAGCCGCCAGCAGCTCATCAGCCCTCAAGGGGACGATGAACATGGCTCGCCAATCGACCGAAGACCGACTCGCCGAGGTGCACGAAGAAGCCCTCGCCGAGTTCGACCGAGTGCAACAAGCCCTGCGCGACGAGCGCATGCAGTGCCTCGAAGACCGCCGCTTCTACTCCATCGCCGGCGCCCAGTGGGAAGGCCCGCTCGGCGAACAGTTCGAGAACAAGCCGCGGTTCGAGTTCAACAAGGTCCACTTGGCGGTCATCCGCATCATCAACGAGTACCGGAACAACCGCATCACCGTCGACTTCACCCCGAAGGACGGCAGCAGCAAGGCCGACCTCGCCGACGTGTGCGACGGGCTGTATCGCGCCGACGAGCAGGACTCTGGCGCGCAGGAGGCGTACGACAACGCCTTCGAGGAGGCGGTCGGCGGCGGGTTCGGCGCCTGGCGCCTGCGTGCCTGCTACGAGGACGACGACGACGACGAGGACGAGCGGCAGCGCATCCGCATGGAGCCGATCTTCGACGCGGATTCGTCGGTGTTCTTCGACCTCGATGCCAAGCGCCAGGACAAGGCCGACGCGAAGCGCTGCTGGGTCATCACGTCCATGACGCCGCAGGCCTTCAAGGAAGAGTTCGGGCATGACCCGGCGACCTGGCCGAAGTCGATCGATCAGCGGTTCTTCGACTGGGCGACGGCCGACACGGTCTACATCGCCCAGTATTACCGCGTCGAGGAGACGACCGAGATCCTGCACGTCTATCGCGGCCTCGACGGCGTGGACATGAAGGTGCCGCATCACGAGCTCGTCGAAGACCACCCGGAGAAGGACGCGACGCTCCAGGCGATG